TAGATCAGGCTTTCGTCCTACCATCCAAGAGGGAAGTAGATAGGACGCAAACTCTGACTTTGTATGTCTGGGAGGCATGTTGATGATAAGTCTTTTTATTTTTCCGAGAGCTAACCTATTAAACTTATCAGCAATCTCTTTGTGATGTTTGCCTTCGATGAACTCTGGCCAGACATGTTTTACAAAGCTTAAGAAATCTTTTTGTACAGAATTTTGTTTTTTCTTCTCGTCGAACTTTATAGCGTATTTTAAAAATTCTTTCTTCGCATCGGGTGGAAGTTTGTTAATTAAATCTTGGTTCATTTTCGTTTACCTTCGCGGCATTCGCCGTTGTGCACATACAGTAGGTTTATTATAGATTTAAATTTCTTATTTCGCAACCCTCTAGAAATAGCATAGCCTTTCTTTTCTCCAGATAATCTAAAGTTTTCAGTCTTTACTTCCCAACATTTAATCTTACCGGTATCTGGATTGAAGGTTATTAGATCTACTGCACCGTTTGTCTGGCAGGAATCAAAAACATCTAAACCTTTTGCCATCAAATAGCAGATGGCGATCTTCTCACTATAGCATCCTTTTCGGTTCTTTTTCATAACCCCTTTTGAAAAAAATTTTGCAAAATTTTTTACAGCCTGCAATATATATGAAAACGAAATTAACCCATATCTATTTGTAAATCAAACACTATATACTAATATATATAACATCCTTTTGCTTTTAGGGTTGTTATCTTTTCTTTTTTATTTCTCTATTCTAATTGCTTTGGTACCTCTATCAATTAATAAGGGACTACGTACTCTCAATATATAATATAAATAGTAATCCTTCGGATTACTCTTAATGTGTCGAAAATCGACACAACCCACGAGTGAATCGTGGGTCGTGGCTTGTGTTTAATTTGTGAGTTTGTGTTTAATAGATATTTCGTCGTCTAGTTTATGTTCAGTAACACCACCAACTATATAAAGTTCGTGAATTTTTATATCAATTTCTCTGCCCTGCAATGTAGCAGTTTTATATAATTGGTCATCAATATAAAAATGATAGGTTCTCGTGCCGTCGTCGTGTTTTTTGTGGGTCACACGAGTTCGAACGAATTCGTGTGAATTGCTTTTGCTTGTGCCTATTAAAATTTCATTTGTGCCATCATTTTTTACACCATAACACTTTGAACTCTTATAAATACAAGCAGTTATTTTATTCCATATTGGATATGATTTAGTCATTTTTTATTCTCACTTTCTATTTATTTATTATCCACGATTATAGTTTCAAAACGAAATTTTTTCAAGTTCCAATAATCTTTGATTTCTTTGTTTGCTTGGTCGTTGATTAAATCCATTTTGCAAAATTCAAGACTTTCTTTTTCAGAATGCCCTTGAGCCTCCATTCTAATAATGGAGGCGTTATCAATTGCATAAGTTTTATAAATTGTCTTATGCATTTTTTTTAATCCCCCTTTTTAATTTATTAACTGACTTTTTATATTCTTTTTGAGGGTCATTAATTCCAAAAATGTCACTTAATTTTTTAAGTGTTTTTGGGTCGTCAAGTTTCTCAAAGTTAATCGCCTTTTGAAATCCAAAAGGGTCATTTATTTTTATTTTCATTTTCTCACCTTTGTTAGTTGTTTTTATTTGTAATTCTAAAACGAATCACTATAAGAATATATGGGAAAGATTTAAAGAAATCAAATGAATATTAAAACCAATAAAACCAGGATATCCAGGTCGAGCTGCACCAGGACCAATTCCGAGCTGGAATTTGAGCTGCTAAAAATCCTGGTCGACCTAGCGCAATTTCTGGAATTGTTTAAAAGGTCCCAAACAAACCACGACCCACGAACCGAAAAAGAATATTTATTTTTTTATTTTATGAATAAAGAACAGGCGACAAGCGATAGAGTACAAGCGAAGAACTCACAAGCGAAACGTGGAACGTTTAATTAATTTTTTTTATAGTTAATCAACAAGCGATTGATCTCGTCCCAATCATTATCAACCAAACAAGGTGTTTCCCTGTGGTCTTCCAAAAGTCCGTGAATACTTTTGCTCTCATAAAGTTTTACGGAACGAGGAACGTCTGTTCCGAGCAAGATGAAATTCCGATTTGGTCGTGTCAATGCGAATAACTTTTGATGTGGAGAAAATGTGATTTTATGGGAATGAGCAACCTTTAACTCAACCATGAAAAATCCACAATTATCGTGGTATCCCAATAAGTCTGGTGTTCCAAAAGATGACCAACTTTCTAATCTTGTCCACCTAATTTGAGGTGTTTTTTTGGATAGTAATTTCCAAAGTTTAGTCTCTGGTTTCATCGTACAAAGACTTATTTTAAAAGTCTAAAAATTGCAAGGTAAGATAGGTCGTAGAGGTGTTGAAATCTTAATGTGCGTTGATCTATGGAAGAGTTTTTTTGAGAAAACCCTCCCAAAATTGATATTTGGGAGGGAAAGGGAGTTTTTTAACTTTCTTGATTTTCTGCCTTTTCAAGAATTAGTCTCTGCATTTCTGCAAGTTCTCCAAAAGTAGTATCCAAAGAAATATCTATATCTTCTCCAAATACTTTTTTGAAAGATTGTTTAAAGTGTTCTTCAGTATTAAAGTCTTTTAGTTTCATATTGTTTCCCTTTTCATTATATCTTCGTCTTTCATATAACCTATTCTCATAAACTTTTGAGGTGTTATATATTTAAACCAATCAATCATTGATGGAACAAAGCCCAAGTCTTCTTTGATATGTCTTTCTGCAATCAATCTTACAGGGACTTTCTTACCATCTGAATTGGTTATAGTTGTGCCAAACTTTTCTTCACAAGCAAAGCAACCTTCTGCGTGGTGTCTCAATGCTCTATGTCTAAAGTCTGGCATTATTTTTTTACTTTCATCAAACCAATCGTGGATTGCTTGATAGTCTTCTGGTTTTCCTCCATAATGTTTAACAGAAGACAAAGAGTGATGATAACAATTTGCCATTAAAAATCCTCCCCATGTTCATACTCAATCATAGTAAAATATTGGTGTTCAATTTTATTATTTTTTGAGTTCCAAGTTATATTTCCATTTTGACCCTCGTTTATTTCCCAACCTCCGTGATTGTCTCCAAGTAAATCATAACAAAAGTCTTCAATGTACTGATTTAAAGTTTTATGGTCAGTTGTTTCTTCTCTTTCAAAAGTAGTATTATTCCACCTTGTCCAAGTGCCAACATCAATACTTGCATTCAACTTTTTAGGTTCGTAAGAAATTTCGTTTATTTCTCCACTATCTCCACAACCACTATACTCAACAGAAAAAGATTTAACTTTTAACTCTTTAAGTTTCTTTTTAAAGTTTTCTGCTTTAGTTGGAAAGTTGTCTGCTTTCTCCTTTCTTTCTCTCATATACTTTGTATGAAAGTCTTCTTTTATTTCTTCTATTTTACTCATTTTTCATTCTCCTTTTTATTATTTATGCAACTTGCATATCTTCAGTTAATACTAGAACATCTTCATTAAGTTCAACAATATGAAACGAATAGTTTCTATTGTCTTCATTTAATAAATTTAATGCCACTAGTTTTTTATTTGCTAATGCCAAATTATCACTTGCTTGTTCAACATGATAATCTGGTTTCATTTTTGAACCTTCAATATGAAATTTTCTAATTATTAAATATTTCATTTTATTCCTACCTCCTTTCTTTTTCTTGCCCAACTACCAAAGTAATATTTTCCATTATCTTTAGAAATACTTTCTTTGATACAAGAATATTTATTAACCATATATTTACTACAACTCCAACATAGAGATAATTTTACTAATTTTCTATGAGGGTCGAATTGTCTTTTAATATAATTAAGTAAATGTTTTTTGTTTTTAAGTGCCTCTTTCCAAACGAATTTAAGATCAATAATCTCTTGTTGTTCGTTGTACTTGTCCCATTCAAAAGTTGCTATTACATTTAAACTTATATTTTTTTCAAACTCTCTCATTACTCATTCTCCTTTCTTGCTTTATTGATTGCGTCTAAAAATTCAGACAAGGTTTTAAATTTTCTTTTACCACCTTTTCCAAATCCTACATCTTGATCGACCTCAATAGATTTTAATTTAACTCTATTATAATGTCTTGCGTCTTCATAACTATCTTCAAACTCAAATGTGTATAAATACTCAATGTCTCCACCAAATTGATTATCAATTCTATAATCTGTATCTTGATCTAGTAATTTTTTAGTAAATTTAGCAAGATTGAAATAACCATTAACATTATCATAATCAGACACCATTAAATCATTAACAAGGTCTTGTCCTGTTCCTGTTAAATAACCATCACAATGACGATAAAGTAAAATTTCAGTTCTACCATTTTTAATTATTATATTTGATCTTGTACTCATTTTTTATTCTCCTTTTTTATTTTTATTTTTCTTTCTAAAAACAAGATATACAATACTCCTCATTTTGTCTAGATATCTCGTCTGGTTTCATTATACTTTTACAAGCCCTACAATACCCTTTTGGTGCAATTTCTTTAACATCTAGTTTTACACCTTTTGGGTCTATGTTCCATATCTTCTCGTAAATGTGATAATGAATTATTTTTTCAAGTTCCATTTCAGTTTCTTTTTTATCTGCATGGGTACACTCAAAATTTATTTTTATTTTTAGTCTCTTCATAAAGTTGGAATATATCTATTGGGAAAATTAGTTGAAATTGAACCTCCATCATTTCCCTCATCATCTTGTTGAGGTGTCAACCAAGTTCCATTTTCTAAAAGAATTTGTATTGGTCTATGAAACCAATCCATCTCTTCTGCGTCTTCTACAGACATATATTCTACTTTAACAATTTTTTGTCCAAGTAAAAATTTTTCAACTCTTTTAGTCCAATGTTCAGTAAGTTCTTTATTAGACATTTTATCTAAAGCTTTTGTTTCTTGTTTCATTATATTTTTTCCTTTCTATATAATTTATTTGCTTTTATTTTTTGTTGTTCATCAAGTTGTAATTTCTTTCCCAACTTTAATAATTGTTGTGCATATTCATACGGAAAATATTTATACTTTCCATAATCGTCTTTATCTAAAGATTTAAGTTCTATTTTTATTAAATCTCTCAATATGCATTTCTCTTTTGTATTTAACCATTGTCTCATATTTTTTATTCTCCTTTTTTTATTTTTTTTTATACACTATTGAAATCTAGAAACAAGGGATTATATGGGAATAAATAAGAAAGGAAAATATGGCTAAAATACATAATAAAAAAGGTCTTATATCTATTCAAGAATATATTCAGTATAGAATGGATAATGATGATTTATCTGACATTATTAATTCTTGTAGTGATGCTCTTCAATATTGGTACGAGAGTTTTGATGACAAAGAATTAAAAGATTTAGGATTAAAAAGATAAAAAATAACAAATTAGGTCCCACAACTAAAAATTGTATAAAAATAAAAATAAAAAATTTAATAATGAACAGGCGAACAGGCGAGTACAAGCGACCCCAGGTGACCCACAGCGACCCACAGCTTATAATCAGCTCTTTAGCAGCTTAAACCCAGCTCAATGACAGCTCAATACACAAGCGATTACAGGCGATTATTGACTTGTACGGAAAGTTACACTATAAAACAACTTATGGGAGTACCACGACAATTAACCGAGAGACAGATGAAGTTTGCAGAACTTTTGGTCTATAACGAAGGTAGGAAAAGTCCAGCTGAATGTGCGCTGGAAGCAGGCTACAAATCGAGACCAAGGCAGGCTGCAAGCGAGCTGCGAAATCCTAGAATATCTCCGTTAGTGGTGAAATACATTGGTGAATTAAGAGCAGAGGTTCAGGAAAAATATGGAATTAGTTTTGAAAAACATTTAGCAGAACTAGCAAAGCTGCGAGATGATTCAGCTAAAAAAGGAGCGTGGTCTGCTGCAATTAATGCTGAAGTAGCTAGAGGAAAAGCAGGTGGATTATATATAGATCAAAAGCTTGTTGTAACCGGTAACCTGGACAAGATGAGTGAAGAAGAGTTACAGGCGAAGATGCAACAGATTTTAGATGATCACAAAAATTTAATTAATATTACCCCAGAAAAAGAACAATTAAAATCAGTAGAAGAGTTAAACCCTGATAATGATTCAGTTCAGAAATAACTCTGCTATATATTCTTCTTGGAAATTTTTTTATTAAGTTCAACCAATTTGTTTTTACTTGGTACATTTCCATAATTTACTCCTTGTGAGTTAGGTCCCTCCCTTGGTGGAAGTTGATCCCATTTTACATTGGGCATATTCTTTGTCAATGTAGGATTAAACTTTTTATTTTTCATTTATCTTTTCCATTTTAACTACACATCCCCTAGGAAATACATTTCTATCAGAAAACAATTCATCATTAACTTCATAACTTGCAAACGTTCTAACATTTTTATTATCTTTGTTTAATAAATATGCATGAGTAACCATAATCGATGGCATAAACCCTTCAGCTGTATGTAAATCTGCGTGCCCACTATCTCCCGTGATGTCCAGCCATGTAATTTTGTAGAAGTAATATCTCTTCTTTTTAATAACAACAGATTTATATTTGGATTTCTTCAGAGTTCTAGGCATAGGTATTTATACTATAAGAGAAATTTTTAGGCAAAAAAGTTTTTAAAAAAAACAAAAAAGTTCCCGCGCGCAGAGTGCAAACACAAGAATGTCAATGAAATCAATGCTTATTTGACCTTGCCAGAGCAAAAACACCAAAAAGCTAGTAATACCAACAAACTTGCCACTCCAAAATCTGCCTTGGCAGGGCTCGTGGCAGGCTATTATTCGCTAATACCAACACTTATAATCGATTTTTAGCCTCCTTGCCGCCTTGCCGCCTCTAAAATTTTTTTTTAAAAAAAATATTTTTGCTCCAGAATTCCTCTTACACGGCAGACGACTACATTAGAATGATTCTAATCTTTGTAGTTCCTCGTCCCGTGAGCAATTATCTTCTTAACACCATTCCCTTGCAGCTCTATTTTGGCGTAAGGTTTCCAAGCTTTACGCATCAGGTTCAGCTCTAATATGAGCGCCGACCATTGTTTAGGTGTGATTTGTTTACTTTGTATTATTACCTTTTTCATAATTCTAGGTGTTAGGCAGTCTCCCGCCTAACACTTTTGGTACCATCATCCGTTACGGATTCTCTAACTCTGTTTATATGTTCTTGATCTAAATAATTCATTTTTATCTGCTTTAATTACTAATCGTGCAGGATTAGCGTCGCCAATAAGATTGCTCTCTTGTATTTCAATACGTCTGACATCTTCTAAATGTCCAGACATAGTTTCAATGTAAACAGGACAATCAGATATTATGGTGCCCTTCTGACCATTGGTAAATTTTTCTAAAATTTGTTGTAGATCTCTTAATCTCATTAGTTTAATCTATCCTCCTTAAATTTTGGGTACATCTGTTGGTGTCTCCTCGCCACATTCTTGACAAGTTTATACCACTTTTCCTTCCACATCTTTTTCATATCCCCTTCTGTTTTATTGTACATATTAGCGATATTATCTAGTCTCTTCATTTCTTCTTCGATAGTACTCATTGACCCTCCTTAAAAAGTCGTGTTGATATTGTTGAAATTTTGTCCCTTCTATGACAAATTCTTGGTAGTAATTATCCTTACTACACATCATTACTACACCTTTAGTAATACTTGTTTTATGCACAAAGTTGTGCGCCATTGCATAAGCCCCTAGCTGCAGATAGTAATCCCCGATCCACTCTTCTCGCTTCGGTTTATTCGTCTGTTTAAAGTCAATTATAGCATCGCTGCCCTTGTGAACTGCTACAAGGTCTGTTTGCCCTGCATAGAGCCCTGGATAGTACAAAGTACATTCTGTGCCGTAGTACTCCGTTAAATTGCATAGACCCTGCTCTATGACCCTTAAAGCCATGTTATGGGCCTGTTTTCCGACGTTGGTAAGATCTAAATACCCTTCTTTCAAGATATACTTCTCTAGGATCTTATGCATCGCCGTTCCACGGCTCGAACTTTCTTCAGTAATTTTAGCTGCCGTCGCCTCGCCCACCCTTGATCGCCAAGCTGCCAAGCTATCTTGCTTTTCCTGTGATTCGGTGGCCTTTAAAATCGTTGTAACACTTGGTAACTTTTCTTTATCGTTGATATTATAGTGACGGATACCATCTAAAGTCTCACGCACCGTCTTTGGGTATATATATTTATTATTTCTTTTCATGTGTCATTATCCATCTTAAAGCTGTAGTACTAGGATCAAAGCTATCGAACTTGGCACTACATCCTGTTAATATTAAAAAACTAATTATCACTATTATTTTCATCATCCTCCATAACTTTATTAATTACATACCAAGCAATCATACCACCTACAATAATCGCCCCTATACCAAGAAAAAACATACCTAAACCATGATAGAATGTCATCAAATTCTTCTCCGTTTACCAAATATTGTTCTCCAAAACCAACTTCTACAAATTGAAATTACTGTAAAGATAACAGCTATATGGAAGCTTTCTAACACAGTTGGGTACATATCAAAAAATGGAAAAATGAATAACTGTATTAATGTTGATAGGATTAATCCACTACCAACATCGATACACGTTTCAAATAAATTTCTCAAGACAACCTCGCATATATTAATTTAGGTCTTAAATTTAATTTGTCCCAAACTCTTTTACCATTTACAAAAACTCCTTTTTCTTTTCCAGAAACTCTTTTACAAGTAAACCCTTTTGTTTTACCCAAATAAACCCAATTATCTTTTTTATATAAATCAGCTGTTCTTGGAGGTTCAATTAAAGATTCAAAACCAATGACTTCATCTCCATATTTTTCAAACCAATCTTTTTTAATTTGTTCTCTCCAACATTTTAAAACTTTAGTTGTAAAATTTCGAAGAGGATATTTATCTTTAACCTTTTCAATATGATAAAAAATATTATTAACAACATTATTTAATTTTGATTTATCTATATTAAAAAATTCATTACGACCTTTTAAATACAAAGTGCTGCTACCACCTACAATATGTCCATAATAAATATTATCATAATAAATAGCATAACAAATATTTCTTCCAACAAATCCTTTAGGTTTACTATAGTGTTTTTCCATAAGTTTTAATAAATTTTTATCAGTCCTTTTGGTTATAATTAGTTTCATTCATACCCTTTATCAACGCTTTGCCGATTTCTTCGACGATTTGCGGGACGAT